TCATGTTATGCTGTTGCTCCTGCGCCTTTTGGTGCACCGCCTTTACCAAGTGTAGCCATTAAATAATCTCTCTCGCTCGGTGTAAGTTGATCTAATTGATCCTGTATTCCTTTTGGAATTCCACCACCTGCTCCGCCTTGTAATGGATCTTTTACTGCTGGTGTTTTTGAAGTTGGTTGACCTGCACTTGCTTGTGCTTTTGCGGCTGTTTGATCTGCACCATCCCCTTGTGGTGACGCTTTTTTAGAATTTTTTACTATTTGTAATAATGCGGCATCAAGCACTTTCTTATTAAATGGTCCACCGGGTGCTTTTGCTCCTCCAGCAGTCTTGATACCTTTTTTCTTAGCCAACGCTACAATTTCTGCTTTGCCTTTTTCATCATCAGGTTTGATCACAGTAGGCTTACCGTTGATACCTGCTAATACTTTTTGTCCTGATGCACTTGTAACAACATCGCCTGGTGCAACTGCACCTTTGCCAGCACCACTTGCGTCAGCGATTGCTTTATCAATAATTGGACCTTTGTCTTTAAATCCGTTCTGCATTAACCAATTCTTGAACTCTACAGGATCATTAGCCTTCATACTACCGCCGGTAGCACCCTGATGATTTTGCCATGCTGTACGTAATTCGTTTGCTTCAGCACCTGTGTCAACATTGCCTGCAACGCCTGCCGCGAAATCTCTTGCACCTACTTTTGCGGCTGTTTTAGCAAGAACCTTCTTGCCAAACTGTGCTAAGCCTGATACAGGCGCCTCGGAAACAGGTTTTTTAGTAGATTCAGCAACAATGTGTGTAACTTTCATGAATTAGTCCTTTGTTTTAACTATAACTATTTATTCCAATCAGATTCTTTTAAATAATCTTACGATGGCAGAGACAAAATTTGTAGTTGTTCCTAAAAATGCAGTCATATCCGCACTTTCGCAGAGTGAAGCATATCAAACGGTACAACAATTAAACGATGTGAAACCAGATGAAGAGTATATTGTACTCGAAGTACATCCGGAAAGACCAAGTGGATTAGGACGCGATCCTGATTTATACGATTAGAACTGTTTGAATACTGAAACATATTAAAATGCTATAAGTTGCTCTTTGAGCAACTATGTTTTCGCTAACGCTCAAACATTATATCTTTTAATTAATGATATAATAATTGCGAAGCAATTTAGCATCATGTAGATTGTTTCAGTCAGACGGAACCTGTTTAAGGGTTCCATCTAATCTTGAACATCATGTGAGCTCGTCACAGCCAAGACTTGGAAATAGGTAATTGTTTATACACAAAGTACAATGGGCTCTGACCTTTCCCAACCTACGTCGACATCGTTGTTTCCAACTACCTCTCGCTTCGTTCCTATTGCTAAAGAGTTTTTATGTACTGTGTTTGTGTTTTTCGATTGACAGCATTCAATCTATATCAACCAGTGAGCCCAATTTGTTTGTTGGCTTCCTACCTCTGGGTAGTCGATCAATATGTACGAGTGTCCTTATCACGGGACCTTTTGCTCAGCAGTATAATATACTGGCCTGCTAACCTTATGTGCTGTATATAGCCTATAGTTTGTTTAGTGCTTCTCGGAGAATTTTTGAACCGCCAACTCTAACATTAATAATACCGTTGTAATATTCGTCGCTCTCTAACACACGGCGTTCAAATTGTTCTCTTGCCTCAAGGTAACTCATCAAGCCTCTACTGTTACAATAGTAAAGTATCTCTCTTGTGAATTTATCAGTGCCTAATGCTTGTACGTCTTCGTTGAGTTTGTCTGAACTTCCCCAGTAGTCACGCCAATCTGACTCTTTGTAACCTCTGCGTTTGTTCTTCCGGCCTTTAAGTGGTGGTTTAGTGGTCTTAAATTTTGCTAATTTCTTGCCTATGTACTTTTTATTATTAGTAAGATTTGTGATTATGTACACAAATCCTTCTACGTCTTCTGGGATTTCTTTTACTTCTTTGCTTTTATAAGTCCACTGCATGAACTTACTTACTGTTACGATCTTTTCCTCGCCTCTTTCTTGGCATCAAAGTCGGATTTAATCTCGTCCATACGTATTTTAGCAAGGCTACGTATCTCTCTAAGCCATTTCCGGCTTGATTGCATAGTGCGTTCTCCACCGTGCTTCTGGTATAATGCAAGTTCTTTGTAATATTCCAAGTATGCCTTGGTTAACTTGTCATGTGTATCGTCTTCAATGCTCATTGTACTATATCAATATCGTTTGCGTATGATGTAAAGCCATTCTCTTTTACAACCTTAAGTACATTCTGCACACGACCTTGTAATTCGTCTTTGTGTGATATTAGATAGATATTCTTTTTACGTTCTCTACCCATCTTCTTAAGGATTGCAAGACTTTGTTCAACACCTGCAGTATCCATTCCACTGTCAATTAACTCATCAATGAACATCAAGTTAATATTCTGATATAAACTTTCCCATACATCACGGAATGCAAAACTCATGCCAAGTATAAGTCTATTACGTTCACCTCTACTCAAGTTGTCAAAGTCTAAGTCTTGACCAAGTTGTGTAATTAATACTGTTAAATCGTTTTGGAATACAACACTGTGCGGTAATCCTATCTTGTCTAAATAATTTGTTAACCTATTGTTTAGATATGCAAGGTTTTGTTCAATAATTTTTTTACGAATAAAACTATCTTTATTTGTTAACAGTTTGTACAAGAAGTCTTGATGTTCTTTCATTGAAGTTAGATCGTTAACTGAATCCCAATCAACTTCTTGAATAGCACTATTGTTTAGTTCGTCAATTTGATCAACGTAAGGATCTGTTTCTGTTTCCTTTGCACCAAGTGCTGATTTTAAATTGTCAACATTGCTTCGGTGTTCATATGCTTCTTTTGCAGTTTCATAAAATGTGTTTGGCTTTGTTTGTTCTTCGCCTAACTCAGCAAGTTTAGCCTGTACCTTTTGAAACTTTGCATCAATCTCCATTAAGTAAGACATTGTATCAGCATATTCTTCTTCTAATTTCTTTTGTATTTCGTCAATCTTTTCTTCTGGCAAGTCTTGTCCACAAGCATGACATTTTGCTTCATCAATATGTTCAAGTTCTCCACTTGCTTTTGCAACCTGTTTATCTGTTTGTGATAATGCACTTTCAAGTGTTGCTTTTTCTTTAGTTAAGTTTCTTCTCGAAGTATCAATTTCTTCCCACTTAGAAAGTAATTCATGATTAGAAAGTTCTTGTTCAATGTCTAAGTGTTCTAATTCATCAATGCCTGATTGTAAGCGTTCACAGTCTTTTGCATTTTGTGTTTTCCAAGCAGTACTTTTAATTTGCAAACTGTTAATAGTTTCGCCTATCTTATCATTACTTGTTTGTATAGCATTAATACGTGCAGTTTCTTCTGTAATAGCGTCACGAATTTCTTTTTGTTTTACTTTTAATTCTTCTGCCTTCTCAGAAAGTATAGTAATACCAAGTAACTGTTCAATGATTTCACGTTGATCGTTTGCTTTTAGACTTAAGAAAGGTTCAGTATATGTGTTTAATGCAACCAAGTGCTTAAACATTGTATGACTCATTTGTAGTAGTTCGCCAATGTCTGCTTGAGTCTTACGACTATCTCCTTGACTCATATCCTCAATGTCTTGTTCTTGATCGTCAATGAAAAACTTTAATAAGTTAGGACCACGTCCTCTTTCAATGCGATAATTTACTCCTGCCTTTTCAAAGTTAAGAGTAACAAGCATACCTTTACCATTTGTTTTATTGATAAGGTTATTGCGTTTAATGTTAGTTAGTGCCACACCATACAATGCGTAAGATAATGCATTAATGATTGTGGTCTTACCTGTACCGTTACGTGACCCACTGTCGTCACCACCTTGATCTAAGTTTTCTCCAAGGACTAAGGTTAATTGCTTATTATTAAAGTTAACTGCTTGAGTCTGATTACCCACACTCATAAAGTTCTTTACTGTTAGGTCTTTAATTAATATCATTCTATAACTCGTTGTAAATGTTTAGTAGTGTTTGCTTATTGTAATTCTCTGAATCAATAGCATTAATTTCTTCTGCAACAATTTGATCTACACTTTCAAATTTTGTAATGTCAATGTCGCTGTTTATTTCGTCATCTTGCTGACTTGGAATTAATGTAAGTTCTCTACAACTGTAGTTCCTCATAAATTCTTCTTTGATAAAACTTGCTTCTTCGTAACTAATGTTAATATCAAGTGTAACTCTTAGATACATTTTACTTTTTAGCAATGAGTCTTTTTCATCAATTAGTTGACTTAGTTTTACAGTTCTATACTTAGGACAATCTGTCCAATCAATGTATTGTGGTTCTCCGCCATGTTCTAACGTCATCATACCACGTTTATCATCCCATGCATCTGCATAGTTGTGCGGAAACGCATTACCAATGTATGTTACATTTCCTTGTGTTTGACGTTTATGAAAGTGTCCACTAAAAACATAATCTTGATGTACAAAATGTTTAGATTGTAATTCACCTGTATCAGGCATTTGTACCATTGCATTCATGTAAAAATTAGGAAGTTCAAAATGACCAAACATATATTTTGTTTTAATCTTAGGAATCTTCTTCCATTCTTCACCAACAAGCCACGGCACCATAGTACTGTCGCCTATTGTTGTAATTTCATCAATTACAGTTACACCGTCAATGTGCTTTGCAAACTCAACACTCTGAATATCTCTTTTATCTTTATAATATAAGTCATGGTTACCAGGAAAGTAAAAAAACTGTTCAAATGCTTTACCAAGTTTTTCAAGACAACGGATTGAATAATCCATTGTAACAATATTTAGACTATTTCTATTATGATGCCAGTCACCCATAAAGATGCCTGTTTCACAACCTTCGGCTTTTGCCTTTTCAATATACCAATCTACGAACGCTTCACAGTCCTGATTATGAGCCACTGAATTGGACTTTAGTCCAAAGTGAATATCTGTGAATACTGCACATTTTTTAAACAAAATATTTCCTTCTAATTACTATACTCTTTATATTGTACTGCATTTGTTGATGAAAGTCAACCTTATTTGGCTATCTCGGCACCTTGGCTTTAATAGTAGGCGGAACAAATGGTTTCTTAATACCTTTTTCTGCTTCTTGCTTCGCCATTGCTTTTCTTTGGTCTTCGACTTGTCTTTCCCATTCACCTTGTTGCTGTCTTGTAAATGATGGAGTCATGTCGTTCATTTCTAAAATGTCATCTCTAATGTTTTGATTACGTTTTTCAATATTAATAACTCTAACAAATGAATTAGTTACTGCCGCAGTATAATATGCAAATGGATTAGCAGATTTAGATTCGTCAAACTGTAATCCTATTTGTGTTAATTGTAAAATTGCTTGTCCACGCATCTCGTCATTGTATGTGTATCCACGTACATTACCTCTTGTTGCATAACGATCACAAAGTTTCATCCACATACGAGCAAGTTTTTCAGTAGTCTTACCATGCTTCAAACTAAACGCACCGTTTTCCATACCACCTTCCCAATGACTTTTACCAACACACAATAACTCTTGTGTTTCTTCATCAAACTTAAAATGTTGGAATGGTGGAAAGTTTAACTTAACTTTTGTATCTGCTACAGTCTTTGGATTCTTTTTACGTCCTTTTTCTTCTGGAATATGATCGAATGACATAATTCTAAAAATTAATTCATTCTTTTCCATTTTTCTATAATCAATGGCACACTCTGCTTGTTTTACTTTTTCACCAGCAAGTTTACGTGCTTCGTACTCTGCGGTTCCTAATTTTTTGGCTTTGTTACGTTTTGCTTCAGCAATCGTGCGAACATTAATTTTGTCTATACTTGGCAGTATAATATCAAAGTCAGCATAACTCTGGTCAACATAACTACAATATGTTGTTTTGGACTTGTGTATTTCTTTTAATAAGTCCTTATTGTTTAAATAATTTACTTTTTTCAAGATATTCTCCTATTTGAACTCTTATTATAAACTACTCTTATTAAAAAGTCAATAAATACTTTATAGATAGGACACCAAAATAAAATGGCAGACCCAATAGATAATAAGAAAGACGGTATTACCGTCGACAAGATTTCGAAATTAGCACGTGATAGTGTGCAGGCAATCTCTGATGGTGCTGAAGGGTTCATGAAAGGTATACGTTCACGTACTATACCTAAAGACGGTGAACCAGATGAATTACAAGTTACTTCTGCAAAATGGGCGTCAGACCCTAATGGTAAAGATTGGCGTGTTAAATTAAGTGTTCCTAACATTGATTCCTTTCAAAAAAGTCCTATATTAGAGCCATTAGTAGCAACAGGCGGTCTTGCATTTCCTTATACTCCAACAATCATTATGAGTCATGCCGCTTCGTACAGTGCAATAACCCCTGTACATAGTAATTATCCGTTCTTTGCGTACCAGAACTCACAAGTGGATGCCATGACACTTACAGGTCAATTTTACTGTCAAAACGATTTAGAGGGTTTATATTGGATAGGTGCATTACACTATCTAAGATCAATTACAAAAATGTTTTATGGTGCAGGTACTAATCAAGGTGCTCCACCTCCAGTAGTAAAATTAAACGGCTACGGAGATTATGTGTTTAAAGATGTTCCGTGTATTGTGACAAACTTTACACTTGACATGCCTACTGATGTTGATTACATTGCTGTTGATATGGAATTCTTAGGAGAATGGAATGAATTTGAAGACATAGCCGCAGGTGCTGATCTTACATCTACGTCCGGCAACAAATCGTATGTTCCAACAGAAAGTCAAATGACTGTAACAATTCAACCAATATACTCAAGAGCACTTGTTGAGAAATTTAGTTTAGACAAATTTGCAAAAGGTGGATATCTTGGATCAAATAATAAAGGATTTATTTAATGTCAAGTTCACCGTGGGCTAAAACAAAACTTAATAGAAGAGGGAACTATTTAGATATTCTAAATATTAGACCAGTTCCTGCAGATGAAGATGATGTAGTTTACGAGATAGAAGCACAGTATCATCAAAGACCTGACTTACTTGCATACGACATGTATGGCAATCCGAAGTTGTGGTGGATATACTCACAGCGTAACATGGATATCCTAAAAGATCCTATATTTGATTTTAGAGTTGGTACTGAGATACGTGTTCCAAAAGGTAGTAGATTACGAACGTTGTTGGGGATCTAATCCGTGGCACAGAAAAAATTAACAACATTTGAAAGATTCGGTACAACAGGTGAGCCTGATGATATCGGCGACGGTTTCGAAACCAATGATGTTAATGCACCAGCAAACACAGTTGTAACAGGTAACCAAGAAGTGTTCATGGTAGACGATATGTCTAAAACACAAGATGCTAAAATAATTGACACTAACGCCTCAAAAGTTGACACTGTAAAAGATAAAGAAAACAGAGACCAAGCAAACATGAATAGCATGAAGACCGACGAAACAGGGTCTCCGCATCAGTTTGCCGAAGCAGACAAATACGAAGCACGTACTGCTGACGGAAGAGTTTTATCATTACCGTTACCAAATAATTTAAGAAACTACTCAAGTTTTAATTACATAATAGGTTTGTACGCATTAACTAACGAAGAACTTAATAATCCAGATGAATCTTATAGAGTTAAAAAGCCAAAGTATGCTATTTTACAAAGTGGCGGCGGACTTGAAGATAAGAAAGTTATAACAGCATATGAATCAAAAGGTAAAAAAGTAGAATACTTTATTAATGGTTTAGAAATTGAAACTATTATTGCTCCTACACGTAAGAAAGGTTCAACTAACGCAGTTGGATTTAGATTAGATATTCAAGAACCTTATAGTATGGGATTGTTTTTGCAAACTCTACAACTTGCGTCATATCAAGCAGGACATGAAAACTATTTAGAATCTCCATTTTTACTTACTATTGATTTTATCGGATACGATGATAATGGAAAAGTTTACACAGTTCCAGAAGGATCAAAAAATCTTCCATTTAAACTTGTTGGTAGTGATTTAAGTGTAACTGAAGGCGGAAGTTCTTATGTAGTCGAAGGTGTTGCATATAATGAAGCGGCATTAGTAGATCATACACAGCGTATCCCAGTTGACGTTACACTGACAGGTAGAAACTTAGAACAAATGTTACAGAGTAACTTAAAAAGTTTAGCACAAGAACTAAATGCTCACGAAGCAAAAAAAGCCAAAGATGACAAAATATTTACAGCCAATCAATACTTTGTTGTATTTCCTAAAGAACGTGCAAGTGCAGGAAAACTTTCCAGTAACTATTACGGAACATCGAGCGGTGCTACAGATGGCTCAGCAACTCAATCAGAAGCATCAAAAATAACCACTGGACCGATCTTAACTGATCGTAAACAAAGTAGTGTAGACAAACTGGAAGAACTATACAACATGATTGCACAAGGCGGACCACCTCCAGAGGCATTCGCGGCTTGGGCTGAACAAGTTAAAAATTTAGTTTCAACTACACAACTTGGTCAAGATATAACAGACAAACAAACAGGCGCAAAACATTCTAACAATATTGGATTGGCAAACATATTTAATCTTGATTCACTTGGTACAACTAATCAACCTTTTGGAGATGCTTCGTTTACATACGACAAAGATAAACAAGTTTGGGTAAGATCAAGTGGACAGTTACAAATAGATCCAGGACTTGGTACAATTAAGTTTTTAGCAGGAACACGTATTCAAGATATTATTGAAGAATGTATAATTTTAAGTGATTATGGAAAAAATATTATTGATGCACCAGCAGTAAAAGGTATGCGTCCTTGGTTCAAAATTGATACACAAGTTTTTAATATTACAGATAGAAAAACAGAAAAGAAAACAGGTGTGCCTCCGAGAATATATGTGTTTAGAGTTTTACCTTATATGGTTCACGAAAGTAAATTTATTGCTCCAGACGAAACGCCAGCAGGACTAAACGCTTTAAGAATACAAACTTGTAAACGTTACAATTATATCTATAGTGGTGCAAACGAAGATATTTTAGATCTTGAAATTAATCTTGATAATACATTCTTTAAAAGTGTATCTCCAGGAGTACTTCCAAAGAACAATCTTGCAGACGGTTCTAAAGAAGGTGAAGATCCATCATTGAAAACCACAATGACTCCTACTAACAACGACACACAAGTTAATAGTAAAGCATTAGAAAATCGTGACAACAATGCTAAAGCGGCAGGTGCAGTCAGTCTTGATGATATGCGTGTTGACATTGCTCGTAGATTTAATGAAGCGATTGTAAACAGTGATGTTGACTTATTAACAATTGACATGACTATCATGGGCGACCCTTATTATATTGCTGATAGTGGAATAGGAAACTATAACTCAGAAAACACACAATTTATTAATCTTGATTCAGATGGAAGTATAGATTATCAATATGGTGAAGTAGATGTTGAAGTATTATTTAGAACACCAATTGATTATAGAGATAACGGTATTATGGGATTCCCAGATGATACTGTGCCAGTTGATTTCTTTAGCGGATTATATATGGTAATTAGTGTTAAGAACGAATTTTCAGCAGGACAGTTTAAACAAGTACTTGAACTTGTGAAAAGACCGCAAATGTCTGACAAACCAACAGCAGACAGCGGTGAAAAAGGAACACAAGAAATTAAAACAGATAACGCACAAGGTACTGATGAGCGTAAAGAAACAGTAATCGAAGATGCCGCAGACAGAACAACAAATAATGATCAAAGGGTGTTTACTTAATGGCTAACGAAAAACGTACAGCAGGCCAAGAAGCCAAATTAGACTCCGGTCCATACATTGGAAGAGTTGTAGGACATCTTGATCCTAACTATATGGGAGCTCTTGAAGTACAACTACTCAAAGGCCAAGTGGCGAACAACGATGATGTTGGCGGCCAAACATTCAAAGTACACTATTCAAGTCCATTTTACGGACAAACTCCTGTTAACGGTATTAGTGCTAACCAAGGCTTTGCATACACACAACAAGCATACGGTATGTGGATGTCACCACCAGATGTTGGAAGTAGAGTTCTTGTAACATTTGTTGAAGGCGCGGCCAACATGGGTTACTGGATTGGTTGTATACCTGACAACTATATTAACCTTAATGTACCAGACAAAATTGCAACAAGTTTCTTTTCAGGCAAAGCCGAAGGAGACGGTGCAAAATCAGCAATAGCAAAAACAAGCAAAGTTGTAGTTGGTGAAATTAATAAAAAGAATCTTGTAGACAACAAAGGTAACGATCCTACAAAATTTAAAAAGTCTATTAACGAAGAATGGATGGACTTATTGTTTGCTCAAGGACTTGAAGCAGATGGCACAAGAGGGTTAACAACAAGTAGTGCAAGAAGAGAATTACCAAGTATGGTGTTTGGTATAAACACACCAGGACCATATGACAAGAGACCCGGAGCACCAAAAGCAGGATACGGTCCGGGAGGACAATCAGCATCAATTCCTTTTAACAGACTTGGCGGAACAAGTTTTGTAATGGATGACGGTGATGATAAAATTTTACGTAAAGGTCCCGCAGGTACAACTAAAAAAGAATTTGTCAATCACGAAAAAGGTGAAAAGGGCGGAGACTACACAGTACCACACAACGAACTTGTACGTATTAGAACACGTACAGGACATCAAATATTATTACATCAAACAGAAGATCTAATACGTATAGATCATGGCAGTGGTAACAGTTGGATTGAATTAACTTCTAATGGTAAAATTGATGTGTATGCAAAAGACAGTATTAGTATGCACACTGAAAATGATTTAAACATTACAGCAGATAGAGACATTAACTTAAATGCAGGACGTAACTTTAATGTGTTGTCAAAAGATGATATCCAGATCGAAACAAACACAGATATGATAACGTATGTTGCAGGAAACAATCAAGTTACAACATTGTTAGATTACGATCTAAACACAATAGGAGCAAACAAGTTTACAGCAGGCGGAACTACTGATATACTCAGCGGCGGTAACCATACAGAAACCGCTCCGAATATCCATATGAATGGACCGCAGGCCGCTACCGCTACCGCGGCTACGCCGTTAACCACACACGTTGTTCCCGGAGGACCTTTCAAGACACCTACAGACACTGCATTAACATCGTTGCACAAGCGTTTGCCACAACACGAGCCTTGGCCACATCATGAAAATGTTGATCCGTTTGCGTACAAACCTCTAAGAACAAACAGACTTAATGAAGCACCTATACCTGAAAGTTTTGATTATGACAACACTCCAGACACCTTTAAGAAGGGTGTATAAATACTAATATGAGTAGTTTAGAGAAAAATACAGTAAGAAATGTTAGAGTAAAATCTAATGTTAAGGAACAGCCACCTGTAAAAGGTAGAGCATATAAAGGCCTTAGCACAGTCAATCCAGACAACAAATCTTACGCACTATACGACATTGGATTAATTAAACAAGATTTACTTAATCACTTCCATGTCAGACAGGGTGAAAAACTTGAAAATCCTGAGTTTGGAACAATTATATGGGACGTATTATTTGAACCTTTAACAGATTCATTAAAAGAAGCAATTATAACCAATGTAACAGACATAATCAACAGTGACCCGAGAATAAATGCAACTGGAATTGTTGTTGATCAATACGAGAGCGGTATTCAAATTGAGTGCAAACTTCAATACTTACCGTACAATATATCTGAACAAATGAAATTTAGTTTTGACAAAGATGCAGGCTTTGCGTCTTAAGGAATTAAGTACTCGGATATCTCGTTTAAATAAATACATTGTAAGAGGAAAATAGATGTCAACAACGGATAGACAAAATAGATTATTACTTGCTGAAGATTGGAAGCGAGTATATCAAACATTTAAAACTGCGGACTTCAAATCGTATGATTTTGATAGTTTACGTAGAACTATGATCGCATATTTGCGTGAGAACTATCCAGAAGACTTTAATGACTACATTGAAAGTTCAGAATACCTTGCACTAATTGATCTTATTGCATATCTTGGACAAAACATGGCATTCCGTGTTGATTTAAATGCACGTGAAAACTTTCTTGAATTAGCAGAACGTAGAGAAAGCGTATTACGTTTAGCACGTTTACTTTCTTATAATCCAAAGCGTAATCAATCAGCAAACGGATTAATGAAGTTTGAAAGTGTACAAACAACAGAAGCAATCAATGACACTAATGGGGTTAACTTATCAGGACAATCTATACAATGGAACGATCCATCAAATCCTGATTGGTCAGAACAGTTTAGAAAAATTTTAAATGCGGCATTACCAGAAAACAGCATTGTAGGTAAGCCAGTAAAGAAAGAAACTATTGCAGGTATTACAACTGAGCAATATCGTTTTAATGCATCAAACTCAAACTTACCTGTTTATAGTTTTAATAAAAACGTAGGCGAAAAGAATATTGTATTTGAAGTAACATCTTCAACTATTGATGCTAATAAAATTTACGAAGAAGATCCGTTACCAGGTAACAGTTTAGCATTTTTATATAGAGAAGATGGCAAGGGTGCTGGCAGTTCAAACTCAGGATATTTTGTACACTTTAGACAAGGTGTATTAGACACAGGTAATTTTTCAATTGAAAATCCAACTACTAACCAAGCAGTTGCAATCGACACAACAAACATTAACAATTCAGATGTTTGGCTTTATCAATTAGACAGTAACGGAAACGAAACAAAATTATGGACTAAGGTTGAAGCAACTGAAGGTAACAATGTAATTTATAATAGTATTAATAAACAGAACAGAAGTTTGTATGCTGTGCAATCACGTATTGATGACAGAATTAGTTTATTATTTGCAGACGGAACATTTGGTGATTTGCCTAAAGGACAATTTAGATGTTACTTTAGAAAAGGACTTGGTAGTAAGTTTTCAATCCAACCTGAAGAATTAACTAACGTAACTATTAGTGTACCATATACAAGTCGTGCAGGTACACCTGAAACATTTACATTTGTGTGTTCATTAAAATACACAGTTGATAATGCAAGTGGACCAGAAACTTCAAAAAGCATCAAAGAAAATGCTCCAAGTACATACTATACACAAAATAGAATGATTACTGGTGAGGACTATAATGTTGCACCAAGAGCAGTTAGTCAAGAAGTAGTTAAAGTAAAAAGTATCAATAGAACAAGTTCGGGTATTTCAAGATACTTTGATTTAATTGATTCAACAGGAAAGTATTCAAGTACAAACATATTTGGTAACGATGGCGTTATCTATAAAGAGGTGTTTGATAAAAAAATTAGTTTTTCTTTTAATACAAAAACAGATGTAGAAGGAAATATTCAAAACGTAATTACACCGTTACTTTCAAACACGGTAATTAAAAACTTTTTCTTAAATCAGTTTCCTAAAATATCAACAACAGACTTACAAGCAGACTGGACACAGGTTGCAAAACAAACTAATAACTCCAGCGGTTATATTTCAGACTCATTAGATATTAAATTAACAGTAGGAACATTTACCGGTAGTACATTAAAGTTTGTAGAGCCAGGCGCAATGGTTAAATTTATTGCTCCAGAAGGCAAACACTTTATGAAAGACAACAGTCATGCATTAATGGCTGGCGATGCAGACCACCCAGGCGCAACAACATACATTTGGACAAAGGTTGTTAGAGTAAACGATAAAGGTACTGAAAACTACGATGACGGTCAAGGACCGATTATCTTTAACGATATTATTCCAACCGGTGCAGTATTAGATGAAGTTAAACCTAAGTTTGCAACAAACTTAACAACTGATGTTACAACACAAATTATTGATCAAATATTTTCATATAAAACATTTGGAGTACGTTACAGTACTTCAGATAGAGAATGGCGTGTAATTCTTAATAATAATTTAAGTATCGGCAATGCGTTTAATATGGGTAAGACAGGTGATACATCAGGACAAAACTTAGATTCAAGTTGGTTAATGTTATTTGAAACAGATGGTGAAAAATACAATATAACTTACAGAGGTGTTAGATACATTTTTGAAAGTAATCAGGAAGTTAAGTTTTACTTTGATGAAACAGACAGAATTTACGATAGTAGAACAGGACAAGTTATTAGAGATAAAATTAACTTAATGTCTATTAACAAGAAACCAGATTCAGCATCACCTGCAACTATTGATTATCCTTGGCAAGTTACTAAAGAGTTTAGAGATGAAGAAGGATATATTAATAGTAAAAAAGTAGAAGTAGGATTTTTTGACAGTGACGGTGATGGCGTAGTTGATAACCCAGCGTTGTTTGATGACTTTGTTGCACAGGATACTAATCCGTTAACAAAATGGATTTTTCTAAAAGAAAAGATTTCAAATAATCAATCTACAAATTATGATTATGTAGATGCCGCAGTAGAAAATATTAGAACGTTTGCATCAGAAACAGCAACAGGTGCATTGTCACAATACGATGACGGTGCAATATTTTACTTTGTAGACAACAATGTTTTTAAAGTATACAGCAAAACAAATGCAAACCTAACATTACAAACAGGATATAAAGCATATCAAGGTAGAGATAAACTTGTATTCCAATACGTACACAGTGCTGATGAGAATAATAGATTAGATCCAAGTAGTTCTAATATTATTGACACATACTTGTTAACAAAAACATATGATAGATCATTTAGACAGTACTTGGCAAATACTATAACTACTAAACCTTTACCACCGAGTTCAGATGAATTATTTCAGAACTTTGGAGCAGAAATTAATAAGATTAAATCAATCAGTGATGAAGTAATTTATCACCCAGTTAACTATAAAATATTGTTTGGTAACAAAGCAGATTCAGATTTACAAGCAACATTTAAAGTTGTTAAAAATCCAGAAGTAATAACTAATGACAATGATATTAAGTTAAGAATTGTACAAGCAATTAATGAATTTTTTGCTTTAGAATTCTGGGACTTTGGAGACAAGTTTAGTTTCACAGAACTATCCACATATATTGTTAATGTATTAGCACCAGACATTACAACACTTGTGTTAGTACCTAATCAAACAGAGAAAGCATTTGGAAGTCTATACGAAGTGTCAACAGAGAACGATGAAATTTTCATTAGTGGAGCAACTGTTGATAATGTTGCAATAATCGATAGCCTTACAGCATCAAGATTACAAACAACAGGTACTATAGTAAGTACAGCCACAACAGAGAATGCAGGGATTACATCAAGTGCAAACACAGGTACAAATACAAGCACAAGTACAACAAGTTCGAGTTCATCAAGTTCGAGTTCTTCAAGCAGTTCATCAAGTTCAAGTAGCGGAGGTTACTAATGGCTTACGATAATGACCAGAATGATATTCCAATTGGTCCAAACGACGATGGCGAAAATCGAACAAGCCTAAGCCACTTACCTAAGTATTTTAGAACACCAGCAAATAAAAAGTTTTTAACAAGTACACTGGATCAGTTTATGAATCCAGGAGAAGTTGAAAAACTTAATTCTTACTATGGACGCAGAGACGCAAAAGCAGTTCAGTCAGCAGACAACTATGTTAATGACGTTTCAGACCAAAGACAAAATTATCAATTAGAACCAGCAGTTGTTTTAAAAGACAATGTTGACAATGTCGACTTTTACAAAGACTATAATGATTACATAAACCAACTAAGAGCGTTTGGTAATAGAAATCCTGATCATAGTAAAATTAACGCACAAGAATATTATGCGTGGCAACCACATGTTGATTGGGATAAGTTTACAAACTTTAGAGAATACTATTGGCTTCCAGCAGGACCACAAGTATTACCTATCTTTGGACAGAACAAAGAAATTGTATCTACTTTTAAAGTATCCGTGGAGGAAAATGATGACAACGTAGCGTATAAATTTACCCCAACAGGTTTAACACAAAATCCTACTCTAAAACTTTACAAAGGTCAAACTTACATATTCGAGATTGATACACCTGGACATCCAATAGCATTTGCAACCAATAGAGCATTTACTCCAGGACAAGCGATTATAACTGAGACAGTTGAAGGTGTGTTGGCATCTGGTAAGTTTGAAGCAGAATTATATGACACCGATGGCTACGACACAGGTGAATACATAGTAGAGCCTGTCGAAGGCGGTATAACTGGATTCAAGGACGGGGATAATATCTCTACAATTTATACCGACGGTGTAGAATCAGCAACAGTGTATGTAGAAAAAGGCACACTTAAATTTACAGTGCCACTTGATGCACCTGATACATTATTTTATATCAGTCAAAATGATGTAAACACATCAGGCTTAGTTACACTTTATAATATTTTAGAAAATACAGAGATAGATGTAGAAAAAGAAATTCTACAAAAGTTAACTTATACAACAAGAACAGATACTGATTTATCCAATGGTATGTTAGTAGAGTTTTTAGGTGATGTAACACCAGCAAAGTATAGCGAAGGATATTGGTATGTTGAAGGAGTTGGTGAATCTATACAACTAATTAACAAAGCAGATCTTGAAATTACCGGAGCATACAGTTCAAATATATTTGTACCATTTGATACAGAAAACTTTGATAAGTTACCTTTCGGACAAGCACTTAACTATCCTAAAGAACAAGACTACATTACAATTAATAGAGCAAGTATTGACGGTAACCAATGGAGTAGACACAATCGTTGGTTCCACAGAGACACTATTGAAAAAACTGCTATAGCAAATGGCACAGAGATTTCGTTAGATCAAACGCAACGTGCTAAACGTCCTATTATTGAATTCAACGCAGGATTACGTTTATACAATTTTGGTAGTATGAAAAAAACAAACGTTGATTTGATTGACGACTTTACCGGTGACGTGTTTAGTACTATTGAAGGCAGTGAAGGTTATAACATTGACGGTGTTGAAGTTACAGAAGGATTACGTATACTTTTCACTAAAGATCCTGACATTAGAGTTAATGGTAGAATTTACAAAGTAAAATTTATCACACACAACGGTCAAAGACAAATTGCGTTGCAAGATGAAACAGATACTACTCCTTTAGAAAATGAAACAGTATTAGTTGCAGGCGGTACAGTTAACCAAGGTAAAATTTATTGGTACAATGGTACTAAATGGATCAAAGCACAAGACAAACTAAAAACAAATCAGAAACCTAAATTTAATCTTTATGATATCACTGATGTAAGTTTTGATACGTATAATGCAAATACATTTACAGGTACTTGTTTGTTTAGTTATAAACAAGGATCGGGTGCTAATGATCCTGTAATAGGATTGCCTTTAACTTATAGAAATATTGAAAACAGTGGAGATATTGTTTTTAACTTTGATTTGTTAACAGATTCTTTTACATATCAACTTGCACAAAAAGATTATACACAAAATACAGATTCGTCTACTCTAAGAAAATATACAGGACTGAACACTTATACAAATGTAAGTGGTTGGGAAAAGGCAGATGCAGATAGTATACAAAAAGTTGTACGTCAGTATATGGTCGACGGACAAAACAATACCTTTGCAATTGATGTATATGACAGAAGTGGCGATTTAAATAATTTAGATGTACAAGTATTTGTAAACAATGTAAGACAAAGTGCTTGGTCATTAAATAGACAAAACGGTATTGCTTATGTACAGTTTGTTACTCCTCTAAAAAATGGCGATAACTTAATAATCCATACTACAAGTGAAGCAGATAAAAACGAAAACGGAAAATACGAGTTTCCGATTAACTTGCAGAATAACCCACTTAATGAAAACATTAGTACCTTTACATACGGAGAAGTAATTGACCATGTAAGCACTATTATTAGTAACGTTAACGGGTTTGAAGGGTCTTTTCCAGGACCAAGTAACTTACGTAACTTAGGCGGACTTGCAAAACTTGGTACAAAATTTGTACAGCACTCAGGTGCTATTCCATTGTCATTGTATCACATTACAAACAAAGATTATAATATTGTAAAAGCACTTAGATTTGCAAGAAAAGAATACGCAAAGTTTAAAAGAGCAATAGTAGATATTTCAGAAAAATTAGGCTTAGACGGATCAGCACAATACTTGACTGATAAGGTAATTGCAAAATGGCAATCTGAGAAATCAAAGCAAACAGCATTTTACTGGACAGACATGATTGGGTCAGGTGCTAATAACAAGCGTGAATTTACTGTTACAGATTCGGGTAATAAATTTTATAGTTTAACAACAGCATTTGATTTAACAACAGTTAGTGCTAAAGCAGTTTATGTATATCACAATAATGTACAGATGTTACATGGACAAGATTATACATTCACATCAGAAGGCTTTATTCAAATTAGTAATGATTTTGTTCTTGCTGTAGATGACACTATCACAATTTACGAATACGAATCAACAGACGCTTCGTTTATTCCACCTACACCAACAAAGTTAGGATTATATCCGTTACACAAACCAGTAATATTTACTGACAACACGTATAGTACACCGCGTGTGCTTATCAAAGGGCATGATGGTAGTGTTACTAAAGCATACCAAGATTATAGAGATGACATTCTATTAGAAATTGAAAAAAGAATTTATAATAATGTTAAAGTAAATTACGATATTAACATATTTGATATTGATAGTTTCCTTGGACATAAAACAAGAGACACAGGATTCACAAGACTTGATGCAGACGAAGTTACTATTACTGACTTTGTTGAATGGTTAAGCATTGCAGGTGATCCTGATTATACAGATATATCATTCTACGATAGAGCAAATTCGTTTACATGGAATTACTCTATAATGTCTGATCCAGACGGTGCACCTTTACCAGGGTTTTGGAGAGCAATTTATAAAGACTATCTAAGTACAGATACTCCGCACACAACTCCGTGGAAAGTTTTAGGATATATAGATCAACCAACTTGGTGGGAAACAGTATATGGCCCAGCACCTTACACAAAAGAAAATTTAATTCTTTGGGAAGACCTTGAGAAGGGGTTAGTACGTAAACCTAATAATCCTATTAGATACAAAACAAATTATAAAAGAAAAGATTTAACAAAATACATTCCTGTAGACGGTCAAGGTAATTTAATAAGTCCATACGAAAGCGGATATGCACAAGGACTTATTGTTCCTGAAACAAATAACTCATTTGTATTTGGCGACGAATCACCTGTAGAAAGTGCATGGCGTAGAAGTGCAGAATATCCATTTGCATTACTAACAGCATTTTTAATCCATCAACCTGCTAAGGTAATGGGTGTTGGCTTTGATAGATCAAGAACTAAACGTAATCCAGCAGGCGGCATTGTTTATTCGTCAACTGATAAACGTTTAGAGCCTAAGAGTTTAATATTCCCTAACACTGTAGAAGATACTACTCGTGTAACTACAGCGGGTCTAATTAACTATATTTTCAACTATATTAATGCAGACGTAACTAAACTTAATAAAGCGTATAAAGAGAACGTTAAGAGCCTTGCAGTACAACTTGGATTTAAGATAGGTGGCTTTACTGAAAAAAATAAGTTTAAGTTATTACTCGATTCAAGAACTCCTAATAATAAAGGAAATGTTTTTGTACCAGAAGAAAATTATAAAATTATTCTAAACACAAGTTCTCCAGTTGACACTGTTTCTTATAGTGGTGTAATTGTTGAAAAACGCACAGCAGGATTTGTTGTTAAAGGTTATGACAAAAGCAAACCATACTTTGACTATTATAAACATATTGAACGTTCCGCTGATCCAGTTGTTAACGTAGGTGGTGTTAGTGAAAACTTCTTAGAATGGGTGCCAGGAGAACGTTACCAAGCAGGACAAATTATACGAGTTTCTACTAACTTTTTCCGTGTACAAAATTCAGGAAGTTTCCAAACTATTACAGATGAAAATTTTGTTAAACTTGCTGAACTTCCAATGGAAGGTGGTAGAGAAGGAATTCTAAGACGAGCATTTGATAGTACAACAAGTAAATTAAATTACGGTACAATGCTAAGAACTACCCAGGATGTTATTGACTTTATATTAGGTTACGAACAATACTTAATAAAACAAGGCTTTGACTTTAGCGGATTTAATAGAGAACTTGAAACAGTTGAAAACTGGGAATTAAGTGCAAGAGAATTTTTATTCTGGACTACACAAAACTGGAGTGAAGGTGCATTACTTACTCTAAGTCCAAGTGCTATTAACCTACAGTTTAGCAGACCATATGCAGTAGTAGATAATATCTTTGATAACTTTTATGACTATACATTATTAAAAGCAGACGGCGGGAAACTTAAAGAAGAATTTACAAATACATTACGTAGCAATCAAAACACGTTTGGATTAAAACTTAAAAACACTGCTGACGGAATTTACTTTTTAAAATTACCACTTGTACAAAAAGAACATGTTTGTTTAATTGATAACAAAACAGTATTCAATGACACAATTTATAATCCAGGTCCTGGATACAGACAAGCACGTATTAAAATATTAGGTTATAGAAGTACTGACTGGAATGGTGGTTTAAATATTCCTGGATTTACATACGATAATGTTGTGTGTAAAGATTGGGAAGAAAATACAGACTATGATATTGCTTCTGTAGTTCAGCACAAAACATTTTATTACAGTGCAAAATATAACATTACAGGGTCGACAACATTTGACGAAACAGACTGGTATAAATTACCTGAAAAACCTACAGCAGAACTTGTACCAAACTTAGATTATAAAGCAAATCAATTTGCAGACTTTTATGATTTAGATACAGATAATTTTGACAGTGAACAGCAACGGTTGGCACAACACTTAACAGGTTATCAGAAACGTAAGTATATTGAAAACATTATTAATGATGATGTTTCACAATACAAATTCTATCAAGGATATATCCAAGATAAAGGAACAGTAAATTCATTAAGTAAATTGTTTGATGCTTTATCAAATACAGAAAATTCAAGTTTAGAGTTTTTTGAAGAATGGGCATTTAAAGTTGGACAATATGGAGCCAACGGTGGCTTTGAAGAAATTGAATATAAACTGGACGAAGGCAACTTTAGATTAAGTCCGCAACCGTTTCAATTAGTACCAAATATTGACCCGTTGTTAACTGACCTTGTTTATAGATATGCTCCATCAGAAGTGTACAGTAAACCAGACAATTATAATCATGCTCCGTTCCCAACAAAATATATTCCAGAGGAACAGTCATATATTAAGACAGCAGGATATGTTGCTGAAGCAGACGCTGAATTTAAAGTTACAAACTATGATGATATACTTGGACTTGATCCTAACACAATAGATGTAGGAAAATATATTTGGGTTGCTAAAAAAGGCCAAACATGGGATGTCTTGCGCCAAACTGAAACACCATTCAAGGTAAGTTCTATTGTAAACTCGGATAGTTCGGGTATGATAGAGATTACAACAGGTAAAGCACCTCCGTTCGTAAAAGACGATATTATCAGTGTGCTTGGTACAGGTGATGTAGATAGATTCTTTAAAGTTCAAAGAACAAGTCTTAACACTATCTATGCTACAACATCAGTAGAACAACCAGACTTACCAGAAATTTCAGGATTCATTACACAGTTAAACAGTGTAAGAGTTGCTGATCTTAATGGTGTTAATAAAAAAATTACAAGAGATAATGTTAGTAATAATGAAAGAGTTTGGGTTGACCAAGACGAAAACAATAGATGGGCGGTTGTAGAAAATAAAAACAAATATGCACAAACGCAACAAATGTTTAGTAACAGTATTGAAGGTATTTTAGGTACTGATGATAAAAACTTTGGAACCAGTATTAGTGCAAACGCAACTAACAGTATTATTCCAGTTGGTGTACCAGACGAAACAGAAAATGGTAGAGTAGACATATACTTTAGAGCATCAGAAAATCTTAAGGCTGTACAATCTCAAATACTTGACGCTCCAACAGAGGTTATGTCAAGTGGTGAAAATAGTTTCGGTCAAAGTACAAATATTTCCACAGATGGTAAATGGTTAATTGTTGGTATGCCATATGCTTCTAATGTTAAGTCTTTTTATAAAGGCGACTTTAGTAGTTCTACTACTTACGCACAATTTGATACTGTAAAATATACAAATCAATACTGGCAAGCAAAGACAACAGTTGAGCCACAAGATCCAAGTTTAGAATATCAAACATTTAATTCTCATGTTCAAGCACTTGTTAGTACATTAGAAAATAATGTGTACAGCAACTTATACTTTATATTAAGAGGTAATTTTAGTTTTCCTGAAGAGTTAACAGATCACATGTTAATTAGAGCACCTAAAGGTCAATATGACGGAACAGAAATAGGCGATAAGTTACAACTATTATGGAATGACATTAACACAAGATATCCAAGTGGTGTAACACCGTTCAATAATGATCCATTAATGACTAAGGCATTTTTAGATGGCGAACATGCTATTGTAGAAAAAATCGATGATATATTATTAATTGATAACACACAGGCTATTCCAAGTGTAGGAGAAACAATTAGTAGTGCAACAGCAGTTGCAGTTGTTACTAAGGTACATACTACAGGTGATAATAGAAGTTTAATTTATGTTAAAGATGCAAACGGGTTGTTTGAGTCAACAGGTACATTATTTGTTGGTGATATTCAAATAGGTGCATTTGAAAGAGCAGTACAACAAGAAGAAACTTTATTAGGCGGTTGGTGGCAAATTGCTGGACCAAGTGCAAGTTTTACTTCAACAACTACTATTGAAACTAAACCATATCTTGTTATTCAAGACATTATTAAAACAGGTGTATCACGTAGTGTAAAATATTATGATAATGCACTTAGAATTCAAGATAACCTAACAGATCAGAATCCTACAGTAACAAGTTACATTGAAACTTTAACATATTTGGGTGATAGCGGTAATGTACTTTCAGACAAATGGGTATTTAGAGCACCAGCAACTTTAACAAGCAGTCTTGCAGTAGGAAATACATTTAACTTCTTCTTTAATGAATATGCAACAGCCGATGGGTTAATACAAAGTCCAAGTGTGATAAGTCCTGAAATAACACACGACTATCTAAACAGAACAGAACACACTATTGATGATCTTTGGAATGGCTGGATTGAAGTAAATCTTACAGCATTTGATGACAGAGGTTCGCCTACACCGGGCGATGCTGACTTTAATCCTAATTACGGTGAACCTTTTATTCCTGTTATTGGAGATACAGTACAGGACAACGATACACTTGCAACGGCAGAAGTTGCAGGGGTAGAAAAACTGTTTAATACTTTAAGACTATGGGTTAAAAGTGTTAACGGTACTTGGAAGTTTGGTTCACAGAACAGCGACATTTCAAGTTTAAGTATTGACGGCGGTTCACAAGGCGCAGGTGTTGTAAGACTTGTTGGTACAGTTAACACAAGACATTTTGAATCAGACACGGCAGGTCCAATTGTTGTTGTACAAAAAGACGTAAACTTAACACCAGGCTCAACAAGAACATTACAAGGGTTTGAATACTGGATTTATGACAGTGTAGAACAATCAGGTATTTCAAGAGATGCAAACCCTCCAAGCAATACTAATAACGATTGGGAAAGAGTTTACAATATTACTGCAAACTCAAATGGTACAGCAAGTGCATTAACAAGACAAGGTGCATATGCTATCTATGAAAGAAATACAAGTAATTTTTATAATTTACATAACATTTATATTATGCCAGATGCGGCAGATAGTAGACATTTAGGTGCAACAGTTGAAATGGTTACACACAATGACGGAACTTATACTGCATACTTGTTAAGCAAGGGCAACGGAACATTTACACAACCAGGTAGAATTAATGTTATAAAATACGACAAAATAAAAGGCTGGATTTTAGGACAAGATACAGACTACAAAGGTGACTTTAGTATAACTGTAACTTATAAAACTGGCGAATATGTAAAATATCTTGGACAAATTTATCAAGCACAAACAAATATTATTGCAGGTGCATGGAATGGATCAAATTGGACACTAATTACTGAAGGACTTGATCTGAATGGGTACTTACCAAACGATACAGGCTTTATTATTGGTGATGATAGTGCATTACAAGATACTAATTTATATGAATTTGGTACACAATTTGGAATCAGCAGTGACGGAGAAGTATTAGCAACTATTGTTAAGTACGGAGATGCTGTAGATAGTTCTATTAATACACCTAAGTTAGCAATTTATAGAAAAGTATTAGGACACTTTTTATTCAGTCAAGTAATTGATGCATACGCAGACGGCATTGGCTACGGAAGTTCAGTAACAGTTTCCAATGATGGTAGATTTATTGCTGTAGGTGCTCCTAAATATAGTGCTGAATATGTAAACCAAGGTACAGTATTCATTTACGAAAGTATTAATGGTACATTCCAACAAGTACAGCACTTGGTTGGACCACAAGGAATTGCAAACGAGAAGTTTGGATCAGTTGTTAAGTACGGAACTGATAGGATTGCAGTACATTCAGCAGGTGGTGACCTTACAAGTATTACAGGATTTGACGGTGGCATAACAGCATTTGACAATGGAACTACATTATTCAATACATCACTTATTGATACTGGTGAAGTATTTTTTTATGAACTATTAGGTAACAGATATGTGTATGCAGACAAGTTAAAATTTGCAGATAGCAAAGCATTATACTTTGGTAGAACAATGTTCATTAACGGTAATCACATTTATATTGGTATACCAACATATAGTAGAGATGATAACAACAGCAGAGGAACAGTAATAGATTATAGATCAAATCCTAATACTAAACTATGGGAAAAAATTAGATCTGAAAGACCATTAGTCGATCTTAGCCGATTCAAAGGTATTAGTTTATATGATAAAAATACAAATCAGGTTACTGAGTACATTGATTATATTGATCCAGCACAAGGAAAAATTGCAGGAACGGCTGAAACAGAGTTAACATTTAAAACAACATATGATCCTTCAACATATAACGTAGCAACTGATACAACAGTTGTAAAAGACGAAACAATGTTTGACACAACAAACAATGTTGGTAAATTATGGTGGGATATTGATGCTGTAAGATTTATTAATCCGTACAGTAACACAGGAAATATCTTTACTACAAGTAATACAATGAATTCAGTGTTCCCAGGAACAGAAGTTGAAATTTACGAATGGGTAGAAAGTGATTTATTACCAAGTGAATGGGACGAAAAAGCGGATACTGAATCAGGATTAGTAGAAGGAATTAGTGGAAAGTCAAAATACGGTGACAATGCTTATAGTTCAAGACGTGTTTATGATGATGAAGCACAAAAATTTACACTTTATTATTACTACTGGGTACGTAATAAGAAAACAACACCAAATGTACCAGGAAGAACAATTAGTGCCGCTGATGTACAAGAGTTAATTAGAGACCCATCAGGTGCAGGACTAAAATTTGCAACATTGCTTGATAAGAACGAGTGGACATTACATAACTTACAAAGTTCTATTACAGGTAATGACACTATTCTTAAATTTGCATATTGGAATATTGAAGAAACTGATAAAAATGTACACAATCAATATAAGATTATTACAGACGGGTTAGAAACAAGTGTTCCTAAAACAGATTTAGAACGTAAATGGTTTGATAGTTTAATCGGATTTGACGAGCAAGGAAGACCAGTACCAGACAGAGAGTTAACAACCAAAGATAGATACGGTATTCTTAACGAGCCAAGACAAACAATGTTTGTTAATAGGATTGAAGCATTAAAACAACTTGTTGAAAGAGTTAATACATCATTAAAACAAAAAATCTTAATTGATGACTTTGATTTAAGTGATTTAGAAACTAATGATCCTATTCCAACAGTAGCATCAAGAAAATTTGATAGACAAATTGACAGTGACAGCGAATTACAGTTTGTACCAGTAGGTAGACTTAAACAAGCAACAGTTAGTTTAACGATCCAAGATGGTAAAGTGTTAAGAGCAGATGTTACTGAACAAGGATACGGTTATAAAACAGTACCAACAGTAGCAATTACAACAGTATCAGGAACAGGCGCTGAAATTAGTCTTACAATGAACAATGTAGGACAGATTACAGGTGCAACAGTTGTTAAAAGTGGTACTAACTATGCTCAAACAGATACTATTAGAATAAGACCATTTACGGTGCTTACAACAACTGATACAACATACGAAAACAAATGGTCATTGTATGAATATGTTGGTGGCACAGTAGTTTGGAACAGAATTAAAAGTCAACGATATGATGTAAAACCTTATTGGAGTTACATTGACTGGTATGCTACAGGTTATAATGCTTTAACAAAAGCAGATTATGTTATTGACGAAACTTATAAGTTAGAATCACTACAAGATACGTTTGGTAATATTATTAAGATTAATAATGTTGGGTCAGGCGGCTGGTTACTATTAGAAAAAGTAGATTCACAAGCAAATGTAGACTATACAGTTAACTATAAAACTATTGGTAGACAAAATGCAACAATAGAATTATCAAAATCATTGTATGATTACAGCGAAGAACTAATTGGATACGATTCATTCGGTTATGATGACAGTGCATTTGACTTACAACCAATTGATGAAATGCGTATTATCTTAAAAGCATTAAGAGATAAAATATTTGTTGACGAACTTGCTATTGAGTACAATAAGTTGTTCTTTGCACAAATGCGTTACATTTTATCAGAACAAAAATTTGTTGATTGGATGTTTAAGACATCATTTATCAAAGCAAAACATAATATTGGTTCATTAAGAAAAGACATTACATTTAATAATGATTTCTTAGAAAGTTATGAAGAATATGTAAAAGAAGTTAAACCATATAAATCTAAAATTAGAGAATACCTAAGTACATACGAAGGTAAAGACACAGCATCGTCTATGGTTACTGACTTTGATTTACCTCCAATATACAGCGATATTGCAGGAAAAATTATTCCACAGACTGTTAGAGTAGTTGATGATGAATTACAATCAGCATCACTTTTAAACACTTATCCAAGTAAGCATTGGAAAGATAATGCAAGTTTTAAAATTAAATCAGTAGACATTTTTGATGCAGGATCAGGTTATGAAAATGCACCAGGTGTAGAGTTTGTTGGCGGTGGCGGAACAGGAGCCAAAGCAACAGCATACGTTGGTGGCGGAAAAATTACAGAAATTAAAATAGACAATGCGGGGCAGGGGTATGTGTCCGCACCCACAATAATACTTAATGGTGCAGTAGCAGACGGTGGTAAGGTTGGTAAAGCAAGTGCAATTATAGGCAACTCAAATCTAAGAACTACACATATGACTGTTAAGTTTGATAGAGTAACAGGAACGTTCTTTATTACAACACTTGCAGAAACAGAAACGTTTATAGGTACAGGCGGCAAGTATAACTTTAAACTAAAATGGCCAATGGATGTTAAAACAGACCAAGTATCAGTAACTGTAGACGGTATTGAAGTACTACAGAGCGGATATAATGTTTCAAATATTATTGACAGCGTAGGTAGAACACATGAACGTAGTATTGGACAAGTTACATTTACAACACCTCCGGCTAATAACAGTAATATATCAATTAGTTATAAGAAAGAAATTTCATTACTAACTGCACAAGATAGAATTAACTTGTTCTACAATCCAACTACAGGACAATTAGCAAACGATCTTGGACAGTTAATGGACGGTATTGATTACGGTGGAGTTCAAGTTAAGAGTTTTGCCTTTGGTGGCGGCTCTGGTTGGGGAACAGAAGGTTGGTTCACTGGTGCTTATGATTCATACGATAATACATACGAAGATGAAGTAATACGTTTAGATGGAAGTACAATTAGTGTAACACTTTCTAAGCCATTAGAAAATGGTGTTGAATATAATGTTTACTTGAATGGTACAAGAATTGATGATCCAAATTATCCAAGTAGTCCAACTAATCCAAACGCAAGGACTACAACACTAACAGGTGATGGTACAACACAAACTATCTTCCTTGACAATGATGGATTAGATATCAACGGAGAAGGAAGTTCGTTAGACCCAGAATACAACAACGGTGCATTAATTGCTGAGAACAATGGTACAGTGTTTGACAGGGAATTAACTGTTAACGGATTGAAACTTGTTGTTGCAGGAGCAGTAGGCGGACAACTATCAGTACCAGATGAATGGGCAAAGAAAACTGCAAGAACATTTGAATTAATGA